CTGTGGCGGTAGGGTGGGGGTGGGGTTATTGGGATCGTCGGGGGATGCCGACTGTTGCGGCTGGGCCGCCCGCGACGGGGTATCGTTACGAACCTTGACGGGGCCGGTGGCCGGGAGAAGTTCCGCCCGCGCGGTCGCCTGAAAATTAACGGTGGCACTCAACAATTGAGGATGCCTCACCGTGGACATCCCCTCCAATGGAGCGGAGGCATTGCCGGTGTCGGAGCGGGGTTTCTCCAGTTCCAGACCGAGCAGGCTGATGCCCTGTGCGCGGGTCGAGAGCCAGTTCCTGCGGGATTGCTCGTCTCGATCCACACCCTCAATCAGATCGGTGGCAATTTGGCCGAGCCTGTCCTCGGTCATTTTCTTGGCGAGATTTTCGCCAAAGCCCTTTTCGTCTAGGGGATTATCAGTCTCGCTTTCCGGGGTGGCATTGAAGTCGATGGTGGTGGAACCATCTGGGTGTTCGATATGAAGAACCCCATCCTTGAAGGCCCGATTGCTCTTAGGTGCCGGTTCCGGCTCTGAATTGTTGACAATCAAATGTGGCCCGACCGGTTTGGGGTACGGGCCGTCCATGCGCAGGCTGCCGGTGGTAACTGCCATTAAATAATGCCGTATAAGGACGGGAGTGCCATCCTACCATCATAACTGAGTTCGTTGGCGGCCTCCACAGAATATTCGGCCCTTTGCAAGGCAAATCCCTGATCTCTCAAATACCTGATGGCCTGAGAGGTCGAATCTACGAGGTCATCATGCGACCCCTTGGGGAAAACCGAACATTGCCGGATCACCTTGGTCGCCCACGCCTTGTCGGGGGCGTAAATCATCCCATCGGCAAATAAATGTTGGATCGATGTAACTCTTGCCACCTTGTCGCCATACTTCTTGGGGTCAACGAGGTCGATCCCGAGCCTTCCGCTTCCTCGCCACATTCTATGCAGTTCGTGGGCAATCGAGATGCCGCTACCCTTGGACTCGATCAATAACTTATCCACAGGAAAATTTGGTCTCCCGCCCGGCGAGGGCCGGATACAGGTCTCCGTAACCGCCTCAATCAGTTCATTAAACTGGAGCCGCTCCTCCCATGCGTGGATCAAGGTGATCTTGGGATTGCTGTTTTCATCCCGCCACACCCCCCAGACCGTGAGAGCGGAGGGGTCGTTTTCCTCCTTTTCGGTATAGGCGGTATCCAGCGAGGCCAAGATATACTCAAAGGGCGGATAAATATCTGGGGATAACTGCCAATATTCGTCCTTGAGGATCGCACCGCCCCGAGGGGCTGGAGATTGCTGGTATTGACCAGCCCATGCATAGGGACCCTTATCACGCTCCAGATTGTCGCACACCCAATCCGGGAACCGCTCCGGCCAAGCCAACTCATCCTCTTCGGCGCGGGGGTCTTCCCAGACCGTCTCTTCATCGGTCTCCGGTTCCAGCCCGATCACCGAAACGCAATGCCGCTTGGTGTCGTGGCGCATCGGCACCATCAGATGGGTAAAGCCCATCTCGCGACTAAGAGCGATGCCGCTGACATCATCCTCATGAAGCCTTTGCTGGATCACGACAATTGCGCTCTTGGAAGGGTTGTTGAGGCGGTCGGGAACGACCTCGGTGAACCACATATTGGTGGTATCGCGGACCTGCTCCGACTCCATCTCCATAGTGTTGTTGGGGTCGTCAATGATGAAACGATCACCGCGCTCACCCACCCCGATACCGCCAACTGACGTAGCGAGCTTCCAGCCGGTCTTGTCGTTGGCAAACTTGATCTTAGTGAACTGTTCGTTGGAGATGTTGAATCGGCTGCCCCACAGTCGCTTGTAGCGGTCGCTGATAACGATGTTGCGGCATCTCATATTGTCGCGTTCGGTCAAATGGTTGGAGTAGGAGGCGCAGACATAGCGTAGCCATGGCATGTTGCGCGGACCCCATTCCCACGCGGGCCACATCACATCTGTCAGTAACGACTTCGTGAAGCCGGGAGGCACGTTCATCAGAAGGCGGGTGATGTAGCCATGAGACACCGCCTCAAGGTGTTCAGCGATAGCTTCGATGGCCCAGCCCTTAATGAAGGGAATGGCAGGCTCAACAACCGGCCATACATACTCGGTGAAATCGATCAGACTGCCCTCGCAGCGTTCCCGCTCCTTCATGCGGGCAATCGCAGCGGCGGCCTTGATTACCAGTTGATTCATTATCCCCAGTCCCAATCTGGCCACAATTTAAGCCTTGAAGAGATCGGGGGCAACGTGATACCGATTGGGTCAGGGGAGATAATATGAAGTTACCCGCTCTGCTTGAATTAGAAAAAGTGATGATGAAGGAAGTAGTTAAGCGTCGCAGTCTCGGCGGTTACAACTCGGAAGCCGAAAGCGTGCTGCTTCTCGGCGAGTCCCTCTACAAGATCATCCAGCATCTGATCGATGAATATCCGGAAGAAGCCATTACGGCTGCAACAAAGAAAAAATCCAAATGAAGTGTCCGGACATTAAGACATCAAGACTGGATATCAAACAAATACATATCGACTATTGCGACACTCCCTTCACAAGGGAAGTGGTGGGCTGGATCAACAACCCACTCATTGTGAGGTTCTCGGAGTTGAGACACCGCCGCCACACCTGTGAGGGGCAGGAGAGATACATCAATTCCTTTAAGGACGGCAGTGTCTATCTCGGGATTTGGTATGCGCAACAATTGATTGGGACCCTTTCGGTTCATATGGATGCCCCCAACAAGACGGCAAATGTAGGCATCTTGATAGGGGACCATGCCCGATGGGGTATGGGCTTTGGACTAGAAGCATGGAATGCGGTCGTTGACCGGTTGCTCGATGAAGATGTCCGCAAGGTTGAGACAGGCTGTATGTCTTGCAATATCAGCATGATGTCGATCTGCCACCGTTCCGGGATGGTTGAGGAAGGCCGACAGGAGGGTCATTTCCTATACCACGATGTTCCCATGGACTTGGTACATTGGGGAAAATCCAAATGATTAAAGAGGCACTGTTGCGACAATCTACGGCCTTCTACGGGGGTGAAGGGGATGCTTGGTACGACCGCAACAAGGACGCGGTATTAAATCCAATTGTTGTCAGGGAATTGACAGGTATTAAATGCGATCCCCAAACCATTGTTGAAATCGGCTGTAGCCACGGGAGATATCTGAATGAAATGCACAAGCATTATAACTGCGCTTGTATTGGTTATGATCCATCCCTCGCCGCTATCAATGTCGGCAAAGAACTCTATCCATCCCTTGATCTGCGACTGGGGACAGCAAGGGCCTTCTTCGGGATGCCCATCGACATACTGGTGTTTGGATTCTGTCTATACCTCGTGGATCGGGCGGAACTACACTCCATCGTGGCAGATGCCGATTGGTGTCTGCGGGGAGGAGGATACATCGTCATTCATGACTTTGATCCACCCGCCCCTCAAATAACACCCTATCACCATAAAGAAGGCATATTCAGTTATAAAATGGACTATGCCGCCCTGTGGCTGGCCAATCCGGCCTATGAATTGGTTTCCAAAACCGAAACCAATGAGGGTCAAGCCATTACGATTCTCCGAAAGGGCAATTGGGATCGCTATTCATGAAGGTTCTCCTGCTTTCTCCCTATCCAGAATTGCTTCTTCCGGCACTGGAGGAGGCAGGGGATCACTTCTGGTGTCGAGATGTGGGCGATGAGTGGCCGGGAAATCATGACTTCATCGTCTCATTTGGCTATCGAAAGATTATTAAAGAACCGATCCTTACCCTATACAAAGACCGAATCATCAACATCCACATCGGATTCCTGCCATGGAATAGGGGGGCTGATCCCAATTTCTGGTCTTGGTTCGATGGCACCCCAAAGGGGGTCACCATCCATCGGATCGATGAAGGTATTGATACCGGTAACATCATCGTCCAGCAGCAAATCCTTAAGTGGCAGAGGAGCCAAACACTATCCTCCTCGTGGGACAAGTTGATGGTTTGTGCCGCAAGACTGTTTGCGGATAACTGGAAGAACATCAGGCGGGACGCCCTGCCGACCCGAAAGGCAGATAGCGATGGCACTTATCACACTAAGGCCGGGAGACTCCCTCACTTTGAGCATCTCCCCCTTGGATGGGATACCCCCGTCAAGGATGTCGTCAAGCTCGGCATGGCCCACAGAGCATCACAACATGAAAAAGAAGATCGGCGTCCTCGGCCTCGGAAGTATCGGCAGCAGGCATTTAAGGAACTTTAAGGAACTGGGGTGCGAAGTCCGGGGCTATGATCCGCAGTATGCCGGTCAGGGCGATCATGGTCCGAGCCGGATGGATGTTATCCACTGGGCCGATGCGCTGGTGATTGCTTCTCCCACTGAATGCCACATGGATGGCATCATGGAGAGCAAGAAGCCGATGCTGGTGGAGAAGCCCATCGTCGGGATGCGCTCGCAGTGGAATAGGGTCGAGACCGATCATGTCCTGATGGTCGGCTATAACTTGCGGTTTCATTCCTGCGTTCAGAAGGCCAAGGAGTGGCTGCTATTAATCGGCAAGCCATTATGGGCCAGATTTACCTGTGCTCAGTATAATGACAAACCAGCCTATCTGCGGGATGGCGTCATCCTCAACTGGAGTCATGAAATTGATTTAGCCATTTATCTTCTGGGCGGGGCGTCTTTTCTTCACTGCTGCAAGCTCGGAGGCCCCCCATTTGGGGATGCCAATACCTCTGAATTTCTTGCTGATATTACTCTGCTTCATAATTATGGTCAGAGCACCATTCATCTGGATTATATAACTCGCTGGGAACGTCGCGGGTTTCTGATCGTTGGCGAGAAGGGTTCCATCGAAGCCGATCTGGTGCAGCGCCAGGTATTTCTTCGAGATAACACCGGCAGGTTTGTCGATACCTATTACGGCAGGGACTCGTGGGATGGTAACTACCTCGCCGAAGCCAGAGCGTTTCTGGAGCGGCTGGATGGCAAGGAGGCCCCCGGATGCACCGCCCAAGAAGCCATGAAGGTGGCCGATATCTGCCTGCAAGCGAGGAGCAAATGAGAACAATCGCCATCGCTCAGGCCCGGATGGGGTCTACCCGCTTTCCCGGTAAGGTACTCAAACCATTGGGAAATAAGCCGGTATTGCAATGGGTGGTGGATGCCCTGCGCAAGGCGGATGGTATTGACGAGATTGTTGTGGCAACCTCGACGCTGCCACAGGATGATGTCATTGCCCGATATTGCGCTCTTAACCGGATTAACTGCTATCGTGGAAGTGAATCCGATGTGCTCGATAGATACTATCAATGCGCTGTGGCTTACGCTGCTGACGCTGTGCTGCGGCTTACTTGCGACTGTCCTTTTCTTGATAGTAATGTCATCACAGAAGTGGTTAGACTGAGGCAATTGAAAGGGGCGGCCTATGCATCCAATATTGATCCTCCAACTTATCCTGATGGCCTCGACGTTGAATGTTTTACTTTCGATGCTCTTTCCGCCGCATGGCGAGAGGCCAGCAGGGTTTCAGACCGTGACTGTGTTCCTCAGTTTATCGTCCGCAATCGGAGCCGGTTTCCTGCTGTTAACCTGACCTGCCCGCTGCCGGGACTGGTCAAGGAGAGGTGGGTCCTCGACACCGAGGATGACTACAGGTTCTGCTGCCAGTTGGCATCTTTCCTGAAGAACCTGCCGCCGACCTATTTGGACATCCTGCGTATTCTGGATATATTTCCAGAGATAAGAGACCTTAACAAGTCCGGTATTCGCAATGAGCGGTTCTATGAAGCCATTCACACTGAGGAACTCGCTCCGCGACAGTTTGATACTTCTAACCGCCTCCTGCATCGGGCACTTAAAAGAATTCCTTTTGGTGCTCAAACATTCAGCAAGAGTCACCTCCAGTTCCCTCCGGGACGTGCTCCCCTGTATGTTTCACACGCTGATGGTGCTCGTATTTTTGACGTTGATGGTAATGAGTATG